GTTGCGATGGAGGACTGTATAGTTACTTTAACTAAAAGTCTATCCAATCTATCCCTTAAGTCTAATAAATTAATTAGATCTTGAGGCCACATTGCTGGTTGTGAATTCTCGTCGAATAATGCAAACCATTGATCCAAAGTAAGATCTGATCTTAAACGAACAGATAATTCTTTGTATTCTCTGGCTAATTTAGCATAATCTTCGAGAGTCACCCCGTTATGAGACATCATAACTAATGAATATAGTTTAATAACCACTAAATCATCTTGTGATTTATACGGTTTATTAACTAATCCATTACCAATCTTAGACAGTTTATCTTTAATATCAGATAATAGACTATCGAATAATATAGTTAAATATTTTCGACGGTCCTGATTATTAATTTTAAATGAGTTAGTAAAAAGCCCATAATCCCCTCTTAAAGAGGCTATGAGTTTATCCAAACTAACAGTATTACTAAGTAATTTATAATTTCTCAGTAGTATAGTCGTAATCAGACCAGATTGCGAGTCAGGGAAAATCCCTGCTTGTAACCTTTTACTAATTCTTTGCCATTCTCCATAGGTAGATTGATATCTAACTAAGGAAGACATTGAACTAGGGTCGACATACGCTTTTGTTATCCCTCTGTTAACAAATTCTACACGTTTTTCAACGTTAAAATTGTTACCAAAGTGATAAGAGTTTCCTGAAGCACTCAATACTTCTTTCAACGAGATAGGTGAAACATTGTGTTTACCCATCATGTCTTGAGAAGCAAATTGGAAAAAACCATTTGTGGAAACAAATGATTTTGGTAATCCAATAGTGATCCCATAATCCTCACATACTGATTTATAATTATTAGCAACAGTTTCGTTGGCAATTACTATATCATCACCTAAAACCAAGTAATCGGTGAAATCCGAAATTTTGGAACGTCTAGCAGCTAAGTATACCAAGAAATGGTGCACTAGAGCTAAACCTGCCCAAGAAGATAATGTTCCCATGGGTTGTCCACGAGTATACTCATAATCTTGGAATGAAAACTTATTTCCATCCTTTGATATATGAATATATTTTCTTTTAACCATTAATTGAACCCAAGCTGAAGCAACTTCGGATCCTAGTGCTCGACCCAATACTCTTTCATATAAAGAGATAGGGATTAAATCTGTAGCAGATTTAAGGTCAAAGGAAGCTACAAACGTGTAACCACGTTCGGAGAATTCTTTAACTCGACCAATTTGATCAAAAGTCGCATCACAAGG